TAAACCTTTGATTGCGCCAGTGTTTTCTAAGCGTAATGGAATATAGATAATTTCCACACTCTTAACTGGTTCAATTGCGATATCAACGTGTAGTTCGTTAGCATCGATTCGAGCTGGTGTGTTATTTGAAGTATCGCACACTACGATAAAGTCGTATAACGCACGTTGTCCTGTCAAGTCAAGCAATAGTTTTTCAATTTGTTGTTTGATTTGATTACGAGTAATAGTATCGTTAGGTTCAAATATGAATGGTTTAGCAATCGCATTTAACTGGTAACGTAAGAAAATTACTAAACGTGCTACGTTAATACGATCTAAACTGCTAGCCGCTAGTTGACGTGTGTATTGTCCATAAGCAACTAACCCTGTACCTGCAATGTATGTAATTGGGTTTACATGCACACTAGCTAGGGTATCACGCTGACCGCCATTCAATGCTGTTGGAACAAACTCACCTGTTAGTTCATCAACATAACCTACGCTACTTGCGTTTGTTACTCCGCCACGACGTACACCAGCTGGTGCAAACCATGGATAAGAAACGTTATCGCTTAAAGCGATTGTACGTAACATGATATGACTTGGAGGAACAACGATGTCATTACCTAACAAGTCAGTTGTATAGCCCCATGGATAATAAACTGCTGAATAAGCATCAGTAGCAATTAGTCCTTGATCGCCGTTAACAGCCGCTTGATTAACGTTGTTACCCCAGTTAGCTAAACTTGTAGCATCTGGTGTCAAACGTGCTGGACTATCTGCAACGATAAACGCTGTTTCGCCACGACTTGTATTCAAGTCAATTAATGAACTCAATGTTTCTAAATAACCTGGGCAACTTAGCAAGTTAAACACGCGAGTATCTTCATCGCGAATTTGTTGATTGCTTTCAATCAATGCTTCTATGGCTTGTAGAACCACTGTGCGTTGAGCTTTGCGTCCAAATGCGCCTACGCCGTTAACATCATTAGCCGCATCACTTACCCAACGATGTGGGTAGTATGCAGACATAACTTCACCTTCAACCATGCCGTAACGATCGTTGTTGGCATTTAGGTTGATGTAATTACGTACAAAACGTTTGACGTTATTACCTGAACGACGTAAGTTCCATAGCAACATACCCTTTGGATATAGTGCTGGATCTGGAGCGTCAAAGTCTAAGAAATCGCTATACAACAAGTCTTGGATAGTTGCAGGTTCGCTATTTGCACCAGCAGTTGACCAACGTGCATCGTGGAATATAATTCCATTTTCAGTTGTGTGGTCTGTGTTATCTACAAGTACCCATGTTTGAGTAATTGCACTCCACTTGTAAATGTGTGGATAGTTGTCAAAATCTTCTGTGCTAATCCACAAGTCATTGTTACCTAATGCAGAACCATCGCTTTTTGTAGTTGGTTTTGATGCAGAAACAATTGGACCATTTGAGTCTGTTCCTGGATCTCCAGGAATACCTGCGGCATTGATTGTAATACCATCAGCACTCTTATATCCAACCCAAGTTGTACCATTATTAATCATAATGTCAACTTCATGCACAATATTGTCGTACCATAGAGCTTGATCTGCTGGAATTGTTGTTGGAGCTGTAACTGCCGCTGGAGCAACTGCTACTGTACTTTCTCCAGTTCCTGTAGTTGGAACCCATGTTGTTGCGACATAATTCTGACTAATACCATTTGGATGTGTATAGAAGTTTGTTGTGCCTTCTGAGAATATAGTTGCTAATGGGGTACCTGTACCGTCTACAAAATACAAATCACCACCTGTTGTATGAGTGATAGAAATTGTTTTTGTACCAGTGTTGTATGTTGCAGACACCAGTGTTGCAGACAATGCCGCTGTTAGCGAATTTAATACTCGCTGTGCTTGTAGTGTAGCGGTGTTATCGCTTGATTGTATTGTAAAGCTAATTGTTACAGGACTAGTCGATGTCGAATTACCAAGTTTTGTTTCACTTATAGTAAAATCGTATGTACCTACGCCAAATGTTGCATTGCTGAATGCTAAAGACGTAATAGTTGTTACAACTGGGCTAACTTTTTCATAAATTCTGAAATTAGCCAATGGGTCCATTGCTTCGGTATCGTTATATTTTACATACAGTGAACCAACTGCTAGATTAATACCGCCGCCTTTTGGATCTAAGGATGCTAGTGCGCTACCTGTGTTTGGAAATAATTGTACAGGTTCTTCTAACCATGAAGCTGTTGCCGCATTGTATTTCTTAACAATAAAATGTGCGCCTTGGTTAATACTGGTTGTTTTAACCCAGATACTGCCTGTTGGTCGACCGCTGTTTGCACTAGTATTTTCACTAATCTTATATGTTGGAATATTGTAGTGTGGGCTCATCTGTAGTGCAGGAGCCA